GTGAAATGCAAGGCTCAATCGTTCCCACAACGATTGAGCAAGACATTGAAAATTACATAGTCTTACAAGAAAGAGTAAGAGAATCATATGATTATATTGAATTGCCATATGGTCAATATGCTCAAGACTTTCATGAATGCAATGGATATAGAATTAATCTTGAAACTAGAGATATGGAGTTTAGTTATCCAACAGGAGAACCAAATCAAGAGCCTGTATTTAGAACACCTTTATCAACACAAGTACAAGAATTACAAAACCAATTAAAAACCGCAGACCAAAAATATAAAGAACTAAATCTAGAAACTATTGATTTAGAAACTTTAAAAACTGCTAAAATTGGACAACTTGAAGAGAATTGTAATCAAGCTATTGTTGATGGATTCGATTACACTATCAACTCTGTATCATATAAGTTTTCTTGCTCTCTTGAAGCACAAGCAAACTTTCAAGGTGCAGATACATTGTTTAAAGATGGTTTAATTACGGAAGCAGAATGGACAGTTTTTAATAATGCAACTCAAAAAGTTGAGCGTGTTATGATTGAACAAACTACTTTTCCATCTATTAAACTACAAGTATTCCAACATATCAACTCTAATATTAGCAAATTACGAAACACTTTGCAACCACAAGTAGAATCTGCTACTACAAATCTTGAAGTAGACAGTATTGTGTGGTGATAAAATGAAAAAATACATTTGGAACTTATTAGTTGCACTAGACCAATTTTTTAATGCTTTATTTGGTGGCGATAGTGATGAAACAATTTCATCTAGAATGGGTAAACATGTTATAAAAAATGATTGTGTATTCTGTAATTTCATGTGTAAGTTTTTAAATTTATTTCAGAAAGACCATTGTATTAAATCTATTGAAAAAGATGAAGGCGAAAAAATAGAGTAGTGAACAAATACAATGAATAATGAATATATAAAGTGAGAGGAATGTTTTATTTCCTCTCACTTTTTTTTGTATATAAGGAAAAAGGGGGAAAATAAATGGCAATAAGTTTAAAACCGAAAAAAGTATCACTTCATTTAGCTAAACCGAATATGCAAATTATAACTAAATTGAGCGAAGCTTATAATATTAAATATGATGAAAAACTAACAGAATTAAGCGAATTATCTTTCTCTATTCCGTTTCGAGTGGATAATTACTTAGATATTACACCAAATGAAAATATACCATTAGTCAAAGAAAAATATTTAGTAAAGTTAACATATAATGGTAAAACTCAATGGTTTGAAATTGATGAGATTACAGATAGTGCAAATGATATAGATACCAAAGATGTGCATTGTTTCTTATTACCAAAACAATTATCAGATAAAAATATTCGTCTATATGATTCTGAAACATCTAAAAATGCAGACGATATTTTAGTAGAATTACTAGAAGAATCTGTATGGGGTGTAGGATATGTAGATAGTTTATATTCAGTAACAACATATCGAAATATTCAAATAGATTCTGCAACTCTATTAGATGCAATTATTCAAGTGGCAGAATCATTTAATGCTTTAATTGTTTGGGATACAGTTAATCGAACAGTTAATTTTTATCAACCTCAAAATATTGGAAGAGACACAGGTATGACATTTAGTTACAGAAAATATCTACAATCTCTTTCACAAGAAACTAAAATAGATGGTATGGTAACTAGATTAAAAGTGTATGGTAAAGATGGGTTGACAATTAATAGTGCTAATCCATTGGGAACTAATTTCATAGAAGATTTCAGTTATTTTATGTATCCATTCTCACAAGATGGAAGTGGCAATGTTTTAACACACTCTGATTATATGAGTGATGAATTATGTAAAGCTATTATTAATCATAACAAATTAATTTCAGATAATCAAACAAATTTTGCAACTTATACTGCAAATTTAAAAACATATCAAACAGATATGACAACTTTAAATAATCAGATGAGTGTATTAAAAAATGATTTGACGATTATTCAACAAGCATTAGATAGAGCAAATTCATTAGGAGATACTACAACTGCTAGTGCAAAAATAACAGAAAAAAATAATAAACAAACTGAAATTAATAACAAGCAAACTGAAATCAATAACAAACAAATACAGATTGATGGAGTTAATACACAGATTAATAATCTTAAAAACACTTTATCAATTGAATCAAACTTCACACCTCAATTAATAACTGAACGGAATTTATATATTATTGAGAAAGAAGCTACTGACGATAATATCACTAATGTTGATGATTTATATAAAATGGCTCAAGACAAGATTTTAGAAATGAAAACACCTGTTATTTCTGCCACTATCAATATTGTCAACTTTAAAGAGATGATTACAGAAAGTGATAATTGGGATAGATTAGAAATTGGTGACATAGTTCGAGCAAGACATGAAATTACAGGAATTGACATTAAGGCAAAAGTTATTGGAATCTCTTATGATTTTGAAGGTAAATCTATTAGTTTGACAATCTCTAATGTAAAGAAAACAACAAATAAAGGAGATATGTTGCTAGATTTATTATACAAAAGTGCCTCAACTAGTAATACTGTAAGTATGAATAAATTTAAATGGGATGTAGCAACAAATATACAAGATACAGTAGATGCTTGGTTTAATGACCAATTTGATGCTACAAAACAAACAATTACCGCAGGTATTAATAACTCTGTTGAAATTAGTGGGAAAGGTATTTTAATTAAAAATTCTGATTCTCCTTTAAATATGCTAATTGCTCAAAATGGTGTATTAGCACTGACTAATGATGGTGGCAATACATGGAAAACTGCAATTAAACCAACAGGAGTTGTAGCAGAGCAAATAGCAGGTAAATTAATTGTTGGTATTAACTTATCAATGGAAAATGAAAGTGGTAAATTTAAGTTTGACAAAAATGGAGTTACCATTGATGGTTCTAGTTTAACAGTTACAGGTGGAATTAAAGAATCTCAACTAGACCCTGCATTATCATTTATTAAAAGTGGAACAGATTATAATGGTGTTAAAATTGATTCTACTAATGGTATCGTAATTACCAAATCTAATAATAAGTCTAAAACAATTTTAAATGCAACAAATGGTATTTTAATTAGTAAATCATCTGATGGTACAAACTGGACAAATGTTTTTAGTGTTGATACAAATGGTGATTTAAATATCACAGGTAATATCACTATGAATGGTGGTAGTATTAATTGGGGTGCTATTACAAAACCAACCTATACTGCTAGTGATGTTGGTGCAGTAAGCAATTCTCAAACTGCGGTCTTTAATACTTTAACTAATAATGGTACTCTTGGTGGATTGTTCATGAGTGGTGGACAACTATATATCAATGCTAGTTATATCAATGCAGGTACTATTAGTGGAGATAAGATTAGTGGTGGAACTATTACAGGTACTATTATTAGTGGTGTTAATATTAACGGTTCTAATATTACATCTAAAACAGACGTTGCTACTAATTCTTATGTAGAGTTATATTATAATGAACTACGCTTTTGGAATAGTGGAACTTTGATGATGAGAATGTTTGCAAATAGTGGAAGCAGTAATTTTCAAATTGTCCCAACCAACAATATATCTGTGGCAGGTCAAGTTAATGCTTCTAGTTTTTCATGTTATAACGGTATATACGTTTCTTCGGGTAGTTCAACATTTTACGGTAATGTAACTGTAATGAGTGGTTATACGTTAGATGCACAAGCAATTACAATAGCAGGCTCATCTGTTGCAACTCAATCCTACGTAAATTCAAACTATATTGGTTCTTCATGGTTCAACTCACAAGGTTATGCAACTCAATCATGGGTGACATCACAAAATTATACACCACCATTTTATTATGGGAACGTTTATAGAGATGGTTATGGTGGAAATGGTACTTATACTTATATTGGTTCACCAAATGAAGTTCGTGTAACAAATCATAACTTTGGTAGTGGTTCATTTATGCCTATTCGTGCAAGTTCATTTCCGACAGGTTCTTCTATTAAATTTAAAGATAATTTAGTAAAAATAGAAGATACAGATATTAGTCCACTAGAACTTATTGAAAATACTCAAATTTGGCAATATCATTTAAAATCTAATCTTGAAGCAAGGGTTTATGATAAACCAAAAATAGGAGTAATTACAGAAATGATTAGTCCCGTATTTAGAGATGAAGATGGAATTGACCCTTATACAATGATTTCATTAGCTTGGCAGTCAATTAAAGAGTTGTCGAAAGAGTTAAAGGAAGCTAAAGAAAGAATAGCAACATTAGAAGAATTAATTTAAAAAAATGTGAGACTATGTGGGCAATAGTCTCACATTTTTTTATTTAAAAATAAAAATAAAGGAGTGAGAGCATGTCAATCTTAAATTACTTCAACGAAACTACGACAACAATAATTTTGACTATATCTACTAACCTAATCACATATCTTGCTACAAAAAACACAAATAAAAAAGATGTGATTATATCTGATAAAGAACTAACAATGTCTGAACGACAATTATTATCAGAAGATGAAAAATCGTTTCGTGCCGAACTACGAGAAGAATTAGAAGGTGCAAAAACAGAGATTAGAGAAATGAGAAAAGAGATTGGTATTTTACATGAAGCAAATATTAAATTGATGATTGAAAACAAACATCTTCAAGTTACGGTTGAAGAGTTAACAACAGAATTGAAGAAGTTTAATGGAGACAAACGATAAAAAGGGTGATTTAAGATGAAACTTATCAATTGGTTAAAAGAAACAATTAGTATTAATGAGGCAAAAACATCGTCTATGATTCTAGTGTTCTTATTATATTCTATTTATGGAATATATTTTTATGCAACTCACCATGAATTAACAGATAATTATGTTTTAATTATGCAAACATTAATTGTGGGGATAAGTTCGGTCAATGTTACACAGTTAATCAAAGGTAAAAAGAAAGATGACCCTCAAGGTTGACAAATGTAATAAATAATAGTATAATAAATAGTGTAAGAGATTAATAGTTTCTTGCACTATTATTTTAAAGGAGTTGTTTTTATGTCAGTATCATTAGAAGGTTTACATCCGTATGTAAAAGCAAAAGTAGAAGAGTTACTAAAAAATGCTAATGCAAGATTAAAGAATTACAAGATGGTTATTACACAAGCATATCGTTCAATTGATGAGCAAAACAATCTTTATGCTAAAGGTCGTACTCAAGCACAATTAGATAAAGTTGGTTTATCTAAAGTCAAAGCCCAACCAAATGAGAAAGTTGTTACACAAGCAAAAGGTGGAAAATCTCTTCACAACTTCGGTCTTGCAGTTGATTTCGCTTTAGTAGATTCAACAGGAAAAAAATTTGTTTGGGATACTAAATCCGATTTTGATAAAGATGGAAAAGCCGATTGGATGGAAGTTGTACAAGAAGCTAAGAAGCTTGGTTTTGAATATGGTGGAGATTGGGAAAAATTTAAAGACATGTCTCATTTTCAAATGACAGGTGGACTAGATGAAAAAGATATTTTTGCAGGTAAAAAACCTGTATTTAAAGTAGAAACTCCTGTTAAAAAACCTATTGTTACTCCACCTGTAACTCCTACAAAACCAAAAGGTGCTATTGGTATTGCTACTATTTCTGTGGACAAGTTAAATGTTCGTAAAGAAAGCAATGGAGATAGTGATGTAGTAAAAGTAGTCTCTAGAGGTGAATCCTTTAAAGTTTATGAAACTAATGGCGATTGGTTATGTCTTGGCAAAGGTATGTGGATTAACAAGAAGTATGTTACATACCATAAAATCTAATTTGATAAAAGAGTGATTTTATCAAATTATAAGGGTTCAAAAAAGCTATATTTTATATAGCTTTTTCAGAGCCACTTTTTTAAAAAAATTGAGAAAAAAAGGGGATTTTCGCATGAATACAGTATTTTTACAAATTTTGGTAGATTTATTCCTAGTTTCGCTACCTATCCTAGTTGGATTCGTAATTTCTAAAGTATCTAAGTTTATTGACTCTCACAAAAAAGTTCAAGACTTAATTCACAACAAAGAATTAACTGGGCTTGTTGTTATGTATGTTGAATCAGTATTTAAGAATTTAGATGGACAAGGTAAATTCGAAGAAGCTAAAAAACATCTATTAGAACTTTTACATCAAAAGGGTGTACAAGTATCTGATAAAGAAGTTGAAGTTTTAATTGAATCGGTTTTACATGAATTAAAAGCAGGTTATGTAATTAAGTAATACGGTAAGCGTAACGCTAAACTACCCTTCAATGTGAAGGTATTTAAGAAACCCCTATCTTATGATAGGGGGATTTTTTATTTTCTCATACTAAATTGAAATTCTGCAATCTCATCATCATTCAATAAATTTAAGACATTTGTAATTCTGTTTAAAAATTCTTCTTTAGCATATTGACCGCTTAATTTAATATCGAAACTAAAACTATTTGTAACTTCAACAGACTCTTCTGCATCTGTAACCTCCGCAACATCAATTTCTGACGTTTCTATTGGCTCATTAGCGGTATCGAGATTAGTATCTTCAAATACATTGATTTCATCAACTTTTGTCACTTCGTCTTTCATCTTAATTGGTTCTGATGAAATAGCAATAGCTTTTCTTTCTCTCTTCTTTTTTGCTTTATATGTTTTCAATTTGTTTCTTAGATAGTAAATATTATGAGTAGATGTTCCTAATTGTTTCGCTAGTTCGCTAGTTCCATATGCTTTATCATATCCTTCAAAAACTTCCATTCTTTGTTCAACATCAAGACTCATCAACTCATCATATGAACAAATATTATTTTTATAATAATCTAATTCTTTTTGTGACACAACACTAGTTTGTCTAAATGCACCTCTATTATTATCACGCTTTACATCCAATTCATCGAGCATAACATAATATGTTGAAGCATGAATACCTAATGATTTAATAATTTCAGTATTCTTATATTTTTTTCTCCAATGTTCAAGTCTCTCTTTTTGTTCTGTATTAGATAATTTTTCAAACTCTTCTTTTACTAATAAATCATTCATGTTATAAGTCCTCACTTCACTGTTTAATTTTTTCTTCTCCTTATTAGATAAAAAATCATATGCACTTCTTACCGTTCCTGCCCCACCTCTCCTAGTTGAAGCCCTCTTATAAATATTACTACCAACTCTTTTTTTCTCTCTAACATCTTGATAGAATATTTTTGCAATCTCTGAAACTCTACCCATACCTACTCCTTCCAATATTTTGTAATTAGTATATTGTCAGTATAAGACATAAAAAAGAGATTGTCAAGGACAATCTCTAAAAATGTTAAGTTTTCTTTTTCTTAAACTTATGACATATTAAATTTTTATCTATTTCTTCTTGAATACGATTCTCTAAAGCACCTTTTAATACAGAACAACTTCCACTTCGATAATAAGAGCAGAATTTACAATTATCCTCAAATACTTCAAATTGAACTTGATTATCAAATATTCCAACGAATTCAACAGGTAAAAGAGTAACTTCAATTCTAGGATTATCCTTGTCGATATAGATACGTTGCGTTCTAATTAATACTCTTGAATCATTGTCGTAGCAAATCTTTTCAAGAGAGTCACATAATAACTTATAAATGTTATTATCGTCTCTTCCTTTTTTATTAAAATAAATAACTACATCCATATAGATGTAATTATTTAAAGTATAATCATAATCCCAATCTTGACCAACCATTTGTTTTTTAGCATATTTCTGTAATCTTCTTTTGGATGCTTGTCCTTTTTCAGATAAGATTCTAGTGTTGGTTGGTTCATATCTTTTTGTCTTAGGATTATATTTATGTTCATTAATATATAATTGATTTAGTGATGTTGGTATCTCAAGATTCAGTTGTAACTTCATCTAAATCACCATTTACAACTCTTAGTTTATCCTGTGTTTCCATTAAAAATTCAAATAATTCAATAAGTTCTTCTTTATTTGTGTTAGGGTTATATCCAAAAGTTGTTACTTCATCCATAAATGCGGACTCATTAATATCAATATCTAAGTATTCATATTGTGTAGGATAATCATCACGCTTTGCTAAATATTTAAATTCTAGATATAACATTGTATTATCAATTTTTTTAACGATTTCCCATTCTTCATCTGTAATAAGTGGGAATCCTAATTTTGTAATAATTGTATTCATTACTCTATCTTCAAATTCTGAAAATTGTGGAAGCATATTTTTTAAAGGTTTTGGTAAATCTGAAACATATGCTTCTGAAAAATCATGTGCAAGAGCATATAATTGAATTGCTTTTGAATACCCTAAATATTCTGCAAGAAAATAACACCCTAAAGAATGTTCCGCAACTGAATAAGGATATTCAAGATGTCCGTTATAACGGTTGACTCTTGATAATGAGTGAGCAATATCCACAATATCAATTTCGTTTTCTTCAACATTAATTAAATCAAATTGTTTTCCTGTATAAGTTAATAGATATGACATAGAGTACCTTCTTTCATTATTTATTATATTTGTCGTAGATTTTAAATACAAATCCACTTTCATTGTTTTCATCTTTTGGATAGTATTTCATATGTGTTAGTTGATAATTTTCTAAATCAATTTGTGGAAAATATGAATCTGCTTTGAATGTGTTTTGAATTTCAGTGATGTATAATCGGTCAACATACGGTAAAAATTGTTCATAAATAGATGAACCACCACATATAATTATATCGTGACCATATTGACAATCTAAAACTAATACATCTTTGATTGAATCAAAAACAAAAACATCCTCATGTTCACACATACAAGTTTTACTTAAAACAATTGTTTTTCTATTTGGTAGTGGCTTACCAATTGACTCAAAAGTTTTTCTACCCATCACAATTGTTTTAAAAGTAGTAACATCTTTAAATAGTTTCATGTCATCTTTAATATGACAGAGTAATTTATTATCAAACCCAATTCCTCGATTGAGGTCATGGGCTACAATTAATGATAACATTTAATCACACTCCTAATTCAAAATCCAATTGTTCATATGGACACTCAAAGTTAACTAATTCAAAATCTGATACTTTGATGTCATAAAAATTAGTTTTTGGTGGAACATTTAATTTTATATATGGTTGTTTTTCAGATGGAGTTCTTGATAACAATTCATTAATTCCATCTTCATGACGTAAATAATAATGTAAGTTAGATGTAAATACACTAAATTTACCTAATTTAAATCCAAAGTGATTTGCAATCATCATTTGTAATGCTACATATTGAACACGATTAATTACACTTGCAACTGCAAAATCAGAACTTCTACTTGTCAAATGAAGGTCTAGATAAATATCATCACCAATTACACGAACTTCCCAATTTGTCATGTAGAAGCAAGGTTTTAATCCTTTTGGTTCATCAATAAAGTCTTGTTCTTGCCATAATGACATCAATTTTCTTCTGCTAAACATATCATTATTTAATACATCTAATAGTCGATTTAACAAATCATATCGCTTAACGGTAGCACCGTAACGTAAACCAATTGTATTTGTATCATCTACTTCCCATGCTTTCCACCAACCTAACTTGTATTTATCCTTCATAATTGACAAACTATTTGTTTGGTCTTGATAGAAAGCTAATATTTCACCAATTGCAGATTTAAAAGCAACAGGTCTTAAAGTTGAAATAGGAAATTCACCTTTTGATAAATCATATTCTTCCGACACAAATGTTATGTATTTTGTGTGAGCAGGAGAGCCATCTGTATATCTAGGTCTTACTTGACCATGTAAATCAGTACAACCAATCTCCTTGATGTTTTTTAAGTGTTCTAAAAAATATTTATCTGCCTTATTCATTGTGTCATCCCCTATTTCCAAAATTGATACCATTTCTTTTCATTTTGTTTAATTTCTTCCGCTTCTATTTCTAACTGATATCTTCTTATTTGCTTGTCAATAAAATCTGTAAATTCTTTCTTTTCTTGTTCTGCTTTTTCTTTTGATTCTTCATTGTCTATATATTTATCTTGATTCACAACATAAACATATCCACCTTTTGTTGAACGAATTACTTGAGTTACTTGAAATGTTTTATTTAAATCATCTACAAAAATATAATCTCCAATAATCAATGGTGGACTTTCAATTTGTCCTTTCCAAACTTCAAAATGAGAATGTTCTCTTGTTACAGAGGAAGTGTAGCAAAATGGAGTATTTCCATAATGACTATGTTGACACAAAATATATTCAGTTTCATAAACTGTACCCACCAATCTAATATCAATCATTTTTTCTTCCATTTTATCAATCTCCTTTTCTCAAAAATATAAGTAGTAGACTTTCGCCTACTACTTATTATATCATTATTTATCTGATTTGTCAATGGATGATTCGTCATACTTTTCCAAGATTTGTAATAGTTTTACATGATTAACTCCTAAAGCAAAGTTTAATACTCCACTTTTTTCAAAAGCATGCAATACTAATTCTTCTTGTTCTGATAACTCATATCCATTAGTTTTGGCAAATGTTACAATATTTTCCATTATTTTTCTCCTTTACGATATAGTAAATTGCATTTATTTAAAAATGTCTCCTTTTTGGATTCATCTTTTTCAAAACCTTTATCAGTTTTTCTCCAACCATCTTTAACGGTTGTTTCAAGCACTTCTATTATATCACCTAAATACAAGAATTCGTCATTGTCAGAATAAAACTTCTTTTTATCAACTTTTACAACAACTTCTTTACCTGTTTTGAGTTGGTATAAGGTGATTCTAGGGGTGAATTTCTTGTCAACATGTGTTACTACCGCAAATGATGGTTTGGCATTTGGTTGAATGAAAACTGGTGAACCTAACACATCTTTTTCAAATGCTATTTGTTCATAGATGTCATAAGGTTTATTTTCTTCTGACATGATTTCATCTTGAATTTTAAACAAATTCTCTAATCGTTGTACCTTAGATTTGTCAGACAATGATTTAGAATAATGGATACCAATTTTTTTAGGTCTACCATCTTTAGTAAAACCATCAATTTTACCATTTTTGAATATATCTGAAAGCTTTAATAATTTTTGTTTATGACCAAATTCAGAAAAGAAATCTAATCGAATCAATATTTCTAATTGTCGTGAGTTGACAGAAGTATTTTCTTCAATATCAACAAGTAAGTCTAGAAATGAATATTCAACTTTATCACCAACAACTCGATATGTTTTATTTTTAGAAAGATGATATAGTTCATTGGATATTTGATGATTTAGATACTTAATTGAAGCCAATCCTTTATAAATCGAATTAGTTTCTTTATCATAAGAGTAAGTAGCTTTTGACATACCAAATTTAATTGGTTTAACTTGAATACCAAAATAATCTAATTCTCGTAATAACTTTGCAGTAATTTCAGTATCATTTTCATAAATATTAAATACAGTAGAATAATATTCTAAAGGGTAATGAGCCTTTAACCACCCACCATAAGCACTATCAAGAGCAACAGAATAAGCATGTGATGAGTTAAATCCATATCCAACTGCATCTTCAATAATTCTCCATACTTTTTCTGCATTGTCTTTGTCTCCTGTTTTTGCAACAAATCCATTGATAAAACGTTCGTAAATTGGTTCAATGATTCCCTCTTTTTTCTTTGCAATTGCCTTTAACAATCCATAAGTTTCATCCTCTTCAAATCCAACATAAACCAATGTTTTCATAATATCTTCTTGAAATAACACAAAATTATCAGAACTTTTTAACAACTCATCAAATTCTTTAATTTCATATGAAAATGGTTTTCTGTTTAAGAAGTAATGCTTCATACTAGCAAAAGAAGGTCTTATTCCTGCAACCCAAAGAGTTAGTTCTCTTATATTATTTGGCTTATATTGTTTGATTTGAGAAATTCCACTATCTGAACCTGTTTGATTTAGAGTAACGGTTAATCCATTATGGTATAAATCCCAAGTTTTTTCGTCATTCTCAACTAATTTGGTTATTTCTCGAACACTAGGAACTTCAATTCCAATCTCTTTACAAACTTGAGCAATGATATCAACAACTGTAACAAGTAAGAAATCTTCTTTGAGATATTTGTAGGCATCAGATGTGTTTGAGTCAATCATACAACACATTTCTCCACCTACTTTTAGTAATCCTATTTCTTCTGAAATATTTTTATCTAAAATTAAATATGCACAAGGAGATGGTGAAATTGAATCAATTACTCCATGAAATATTTTTGCTTCTTCAATTAAATCTTTCCATTGTGGATGATTAGCATAATCATCTAAGTTTTTCGCAACTTCATTATACTCTTCCATTTTTAAACCTTTTGCTCTACATAGATTCCTAAATGAAGCAGATTCTTTCATTGTACCATAAGCAATCATTATATAACAATTATCTTCTCCTAAAATTTCTTTAGTAGCCTCTACAAAAGCCTCTCGATTCGTCATATTTAGGTCAATATCGGGCAAACTTTTTGTCTCAAGAATTCTAGATTTTGACATAAATCTAGTAGGATAAAGTGTTACAGGTGCTTCAAATCTATCAACGTTTGTGAATCCTAATAGTTTGTTTAAATAAAATGATACCGCAGAGCCACGACCTGTTTGAGTTAAAATACCACCCTTTTCTTTCCCTTTCTTGACTACTTCATAATTAAATAAGAAATAATCTTCCATCTTAGTTTGTTCAATAATATCTGTTTCAAATTTAATTCCTTCTATTCGTTCTTTATGACTTTCTTTTGGAACTAAAATAGATTCTTTTTTCCACTCTTCTGCAACTATTTCTTTTAATTTAGACATTTTTTCTTCATGTGAAAGATTTGGATAAAGTGATGGCATTTTAATGTCTTTATTTATTGTTACACCTTCAAAATCATCTACTATTAAAGTGTTACGCATACCTTCTTCTATTTGTTTTCTTGTGAATACACCTTGTTTTTCAAAGCGTTCAAATATTTGGTCAGAAGTTGGAAAATCTAAAATAAATCCTTCTCCTTCATCATCATCATATTTAATACCTTTTCCTTCCAATAAGATGTCTCTATAAATCTTATCTTGTGGAAAAATATAATGAGTATCTTGACATACAACAAATGGTATATTGAATTTATTATGTATATCGAGAATTTTCTTGTTATAATTTATTTGCATAATGTCAAGATGACTCTGTATTTCAAGATAGAAGTTATCCTTGAAATGATTCATAAAAGGGATAATAAATTCTTCTTCATAATCATCAAAACGATTAACATATGATGATACACATGTTGATGTAACAACTACATCTTTTGGATTAAGAGATAAAACTAATGATTTATCAATTCTACCTTTCCCATAAAACCCTGTTTGATTTGCTTCTGAAAGAATTTTTGTCAATTGTTTTCGACCATTTTCATTTTTGGCTAAAATCAATAAGTGAGTATTACTGCGGTCTTTTTCAAATCTGTCTTTAACATAGTAAAATTCAACTCCAAAAATGAGTTTTAGATTGTGTTTTTGTGCCACTTCATAATATTCAAATATGTTTCCGAACCCACCATGTTCAACTGTTGTCATAGTTTTACCACCTAATTCAACAGTTCTTTTTGCAATATCAATAGGTTTAATTACACAATCGGGTGTCATTATATTTGAATAATGAGTGTGTTTATGCCAATTCTCCCATCTCATCAATATCATCTCCTTCATTATTTATTACATTTGTTACAATAAAAAAGTGCTACATATATAATATATTATAGCACTTTCTATCTTATTTGTCAATGTTTAATTGGTTAAATAATTCGCAACATCCTGCAAAGTAATTGTTAGTTGTGCAAGAACAAGCAACACACTTAACCAAACAACACTTGCTTTAGTTGGCTTCCAAATTTCTGTCACATAAAAAATTGAACTTAAAATTAATAAAATAACAAAAACTAAATCCATAACAATCCAACTCATTGATTATTTCCCTCTTTTCTTATATTTATATAACATTTTCTACATAATGATTCAAATTCTAAATCACCAACAAAAATTCCATCACCATCAAATTTAGGTTGACCATCAACTTTAAGTAGGTGCATTTTTGCTTTACTATCACATCTATCACAAATAGATTTGATTTCTCTGATACTATCGGCTAATTCAACCAATCTTTTGCTTCCTTCGAATAATTGACCACGATAATCAACTAATAATCCATAAGCAAACACAGGGATTTGCAATTCATCGACTATTCGTGCTAACATGTCAATATCCTCTTTGGAAGCAAATTGACATTCATCAATGAATACATAGTGTGGTTGAGCCATTTTAACAATTTCAAATGTGTCTTGTGTTAAATCTGTACATTCGTATGTAGTTTTTAATGCTCTGCTTTTTACATATCGTTGCTCTCTAGTGTCTGTTGCAGGTTTAAAGAGAAGGCATTTTTTACCCTTCTCTTTAAATGAATGTACTGTTGCTATTAACTGCATAGACTTTTGAGAACGCATATTACCAAAATAGTAATAAAACTTACTCATGGTGTCACCTCTTAATTGTCTACTACTTCTAATCCTTCTTCACCTAATTTAACAATTCCAACTACAAATCCCCACTCTAATGCTTGTTGAGGTGTAAAGAAGTAATCTTTTTTAGATTTTTTAATAGAT